GGTGGAGGCTTTCTATGAGGGTTGGGAACTGGTGGAACTTTAACCGGATCTGGTAGTGGTTTAGGCTCAACAGGTTTAGGTTCTTTTTCCTTGTCTTCTTTTTCCTTCCGCTCTTTTCTTTCCTTCTTCTCTTTCTTTATGCGTTCGTATGCATCTTTTTTAGGATTAGGAGCAGGTTCTACTGGAGTAGGTTTAACTGGAGTAGGTTCTACTGGGTCTACTGGTTTAGGTGGTACTTTAGCAGGTGGTGTTTTAACAGGGGGTGGATCTTTTTTTAACCACTTGTGCACTTGGGTTAGGAAGCTAGCTGCTGCAATTGCCCCACCTATTGGACCGGGTCCACCTCGCATACCTCCAGGTGCTTCACCACCCATAATTAGCCCAGGTGCAGTTTTAGGTTCCCAATTTGGTCCATTACCTGCACGGTGTGAGTCATGGGACTCTTGGTTTACTCTAGAGTTTTGCCCCTTTATTGCATTCTTAAATATCTCTTGTGCAGGATTATCATCACCTATTAGGTTCTCACGCTCATCTAGTTTTTGTAGGTCTTCGTCCCTACCAGCTTCCAACTTAGCAATGTCTTCTTTACTCCAGTGGCTACCACCCATCTCCTCTGAGTCTTTTTCCTGTTGTTGTCTAATAGTTTTGTTAGCCTTGTCACGCAGTTCTGGGTTAGGGCTATAACCACCTAGTTTCATTAGCTGCTTGTGCAGATAGCTAGGCATTGCGCGTTGCGCTACTTCATTTTTAGAGTAGCCTTCTGCTTGGTGCATATCACCAGATGGTTTTGGGAACATTGGTTCCTTAGATGCCCTGTGCTCTTGAACCACCTGAGCAGGTGTCTTAGGGGCTTCTACTTCTGTAGGACTAGGGCTAGGGGAAGGGCTAGGTGTATTCTCTGCGGACTCCTCAGCTTTAACCTGCTCTTTGGTTTTAACCACCTCCCCAGGTGTTAGCATGGCTAATTTTGAGTCCGTGTTCCCAAACCCAGGTACTTTTCCACCATCGTTCATCATTAGTGGTTTTGGCCCATCATCAGCCTTAACCACATTGTTTGAAACCTCAGTTAAGTATCTTTCAAAACTTTCAGGAGATGGGCTATTAGGATCTTTCTTATGATTAATTTTTAATTGATCTATTACACCTTGGAATCCTTGGACTTGAATAGGTGGTTTTTTTTGAGAACTCCCCCACTTCAACAAGGTTTTAGCATCCCCCTCAAAAGTCTTTCCCGTATCCCGGTAATAAGCTGACTTTAGGCCAGCTATGTGTGCTCCTACTTCAATAGGGTTTGAGTAGTAGTTGCTGCCTTCTGATTGTCTGTTATCTGGGCTATTTTTTTGTAGTGACGCAGGGCCTTCAGATACTTGCCCTTCTTGAGATGTTACATTTTGTAATCCGTGGAAAAGTTCGTGTTGTAAAAGGTGGGGAACTTTGGCTACAGCGGGTTCCACAAAAACACCTGTGCCATCCCCAGGGGCAAATCCACCTACTTGTGAGTTTTTGTTACTCCCGTCTGTTACCGTTATATTCTGACTTTCTGTTAGTTTTCTGAAGTTTGGCATGTGTCTGTAGAAGCGATCCCATATTCGCATATCTGCGCTAGGATTTTTCTTTGTTTCGTTCATACTTATCTGTGCTTTGTTAAGCTTACCTTGCATTTCTTCCACAGGCATATTTTGGTAGGCGTTCTGAAGTGCTGTTGCATAGCTAGATGTCCCTGTTGATCGCACATTGCCAATATCAAAATTCGGATTCCGTGTAATATTTTCGTTGTATTTTCGTCTTTGATAATTGAACATGTCCTCAGTTGCTTGCTTTTTTGCACCGTCCACCGTTTTAAAATCTTTTGATTCTGGCGGGTATGGCACAACATCTGATGGGTATGTATGTTCACTTTTTTCCCCTTGTGTAGGGGGCGCAGGGCTAGATGGAACATTTAAGCCTAGGGGATTATCCCTAGGCTTATTGTGATCAATCGGAGTCAATTTAAAGGGTTCAGGCATGACATACCTCTTAATCAAAAGCTGGTAGTGCTGAGAAGTCGAACACGGTTGGGTCTGTGGAGTACAGGCGCAACACATAATCACCTAGCAACATACCCGCATTTGCACCACCCACCCCGGTAGCTCCAGGCTTCACCACACTAGCGTGTGCCTCAATACCCAGTGCAACCTTTTTGTTGTTGGTTCCTAGTGAACCATTTCCACCTGAGCTAGACTTTGCGCCCTGTGCATAGGAGAAGCTGCTAGGGAACACGGATGGGAAGAAGTAACCCTTGGGGATCAGTGGATCTATTGGGGTTGCGGTCATTCCAAATTCAAACATTAAGGCTAGCCAATAACCTGAGTTAGCTACAGAGGAGTGCGAGTACTCAGAGAGTGAACCAATCTGACCACTGTCTGTAATACCAGGCTGATGTGCCAAACCATGTCGTTTTGCCCTAGAGTTAGCATTCCCAACAAAGTTGAGTACATTAGCATCGTTGAACCTACTCAACAGGATATTCAGCTTAGAGGACATACCCTTGAAGATTAGGTCTATGGGTGCACTACCTGCAATGTCGTTGTTAATGTCACCCCACTTAAACTCTGTTTCAAAGTCTGGAGACTTCTCACAGGTGCCTAGGTAGAGGCCTTCTGCGGGTAGACTGAGTTTGTGCCCAACATACACATGCGCTGGTCCTGTTACATGAATTTTAGCTGGCATAGTTAGTTCACCTTTGCTTTAAGGATGGAGGATACGACCTTGATATGTTTGTACAATTCAAACTCACGGATAGCTATTGGCCCCAATGTTCCATTAGAGTCCGCATTAGTGGTACTCATGTACATTTTGGGGATACACTTGAACTCAATTTCCAAGGTACGCGCCCTTGTTCCCATCTCTGAAAGGTTTTCCTTAACAGGTACCACAGAGTTAAAGTGAATACCTTCTGGGTGGGAGGTTGTGCTAGTTGGTGCCGTACTAGACGCTACGAATCCTTGGTGGAAGGGGAAGTAGAACAAGACATCAAAGTCGAACTGCATACCCTGTGCAAGTGCTCCCATCTGCCCACGGGTGATTTCACCACGGTTTAAACCACTACCGTACAAACCTACTGCAATCTTTGCATATACCGACTCATCATATCTGTTGAGCATTGTTTTGATAGAACCTATCTGACCTTGGTGCGCGAAGGATATCGGGGTATCACCACCGATATCATTAAGCACATCCTCCTTTAGTGTTTCAATAGAGATCTCAGGACTTTTTTGACATGTTCCCAAGTACTCCAAAGAATCTAAGGAAGCTAGTAAATCGGGTTCAATCCTACCAATGAAAATATGGGCTGGTCCCGTTGTTAGTATCTGTGCCATGTTAACTCCTTGGGTTAAATAGTTCGTTCGCTGTTGACTGGCGCATACCGAAGTATCTGTCTAGTTCGTTGGAGAACAGTGATATCTTTCGGCTAACCTGCGCTTGTTGTGGAAGTAAAGCCTGTTCATTTTTCTCAATGTCAAAAACACGATCACCGTTTCTAAACTGCTCTAGCGCAGCTTCTGATTCTTTTGCCCTAGATGTCATTGCGTCTAAGTCAGCACCACCGTACCCTCTGCGTGATATCAGTAGCCCGTACGCTATGTCACAACAAATTCTGTTGAGGTAGGCCTTAGAGTCTGGTGCCATGTCTCGTAGGTCGGCAAGTAGATATCTCTCACCTGCAAGGATTGCACAATTGATCATACCCGAAGCGTCAGAAAGGGCGGTCTGTACGACCACCCCCGCTAAACCATTTCCAGTTAGTTCGGCCTCCGTAGCCCGTTGATCAGTGTCTAGCACTAGATCCCCAATTCTACGGAGGTCATACCTAGCCAGTAAATCAAGCACCGTTGCGTGTGCCATTACGACACCACATTGGTGAACTTGAACGCAGTGATAGGTGCAACAACTTCAATACCGTAGTCTTCTACGATACGAGCATTGATGCGCCTGTTGTCTGGATCGTCCTTCTGTTCAACAGTCATTTCTTCGTATGCGAACAGGTGCACGGTGGAGAATGAAGGCGAACCTTCAAACCCAACTAGATCACCTGGTCGTGCAAGAATCCATGCCTCGTTGTCGCCCAACACATAGTCGGTTGCTCTGGTAGCACCCTTCTTGTTGGATACTTTTACAACATCTTCGATGATGATGTCATAACCGTACAACTTGTCAGGTAAACCATATTTACCATTCATGCTGTCGGAGTCTCCACGGATCTGAGCAAGTGCCACTGGGGACTCTTTCAGGTAGGTGTGGAGTTCTTTGGAACGGCTAAGTGCATCAGCAACGGTTGGGTTGATGATCATGCACATTTCTTTAGGACCACAAGCACCCAGGGTGTCCTTGTTGATCTTTCTAGCCACTGCATTGAGTGCCTGTTTGATAACAGGCCCTTTAGATGTGCCTTGGTTAGTGTCACCGGAGTCACCACCTATTAGAGCGGTACCACCTGTGTAGGCGTTAGAAGCAGCAATACAGCTAATGGTGGAGATATCATTGATACCTGAACCAACTGCGCCCTGCAATTTATCCCAGACTTTAACAACTCGCGCTGTCATAGCCTGTTGAGCATTGATTGCGCTGTAGGAAGCTACGATCTTCCAATCAGCCTGATCAACTGCTTTATAGCCCAGCCTGAATGGGAACACATACCGTTGGGTATTGAAGTTCAGCCACTCAAACTTTTCATTATTCCACTCCCCGTGTGGAGCATCATTACCGTCATGCCATACATGATCTTTAAGATCACTGTAAGCAACACGACCAGCTTGTTCTGCATTAAGTTTCAGGTAGTAGCCTGAAGACTTTTTAACAGGGGTGATGGTGATATACTTGTTCAACGCAAAGTCTTTAGGATTGCGACTGAACGATACCACAAGTTGACCAGTAGCGTCAAAGCTTGGGATATATGTGTTTGTTCCTGATGGAAACTGGGCATTACCCGATACGAAATCTGCCATGATGTTTATCCTTAATTAGTTAATTTGTTAAGCAACAACCACAACATGTGGGTTGACTTGGATAAGAACCTTTTCACCTGCATTAACGGTGTTGAGTGCGGTACCACCTACATTGTAAGTACCAGCAGTAACCCCAATGTTGATAGCTTTGCCATCAGCATCGGACTTAACCTTAGTACCTGCGGTAACACCACCAGTACCTGCTACGATCATGCAAACATCGCCTAGGCCAAACACCTTAAGTGTTTTGCCCACACTAGCTGCTACACCACTCTCCGTGCCACCCAACAGGGTTGCAAGGTTAGGTGGTGCAAATGTGCCTTCTTGGGACACACCGATGATGGACTGGGTGGAAGCGGAACACTGTGAAATAGTGAACTCGCCTGTGATTCGCACGAAACGCGCAGGGAAAATATCTCCACCTGCAATAAAAGCTGGATTGTACAAAGGCATGAATTAATCTCCTAGTTAAAGTACTTTTTCGGCATTCATTTTACCGAGTGCTTCTTGGTATGAAATGCCATTAGCAGTTGCGTATTCAATAGCACTTGCCACTTCGTCCT